GTGTTTAATCCTTGTTGGATGTACTTCGTTGCACCGCCCAGCCCACGATTAAACGCGAGATCCTGCGTGAACGGCTGGAGTGCTTGAGGGAGTTTCTCAACGAGTGGCGCGGTATATCCTTGGATGTACTCTGCCGCCGCTTTCGCTCTTTCTTGCGGAGGCAACGCCGAGATTGCCTTGAATGCTTCTGGATGGTATCGGTCATTGATTCCGGCCACCTCAAAGCTTCCACCCATATCCCCAGTTGGCAACTTGTAAACTGCAAGATTGCCCTGCTTATCCTTGCGACCTTCCCACTCCACGGTTTGCAATGGCAACGGAAGCTTGCCAGAAGATTGTTGTGCTGGCGTTGCGGGTGGCTTAACATATTCGCTCATAGGTTCTATCCTTGCGGTCTGTTCTGGCGGTTGTTGTGGCGGCCTTGTGTATGGCTCAAACTCCATTCGGATTGCATTTCGATCCTGCTGGCTTAACCCCGTTTGGCGTGACGCTGATCCAGAGATGTCAAATTTAGCCATTTACTCTCCTTGTTGCATCATAAGCTCTCGGCCTATCTCTTGACGCTTCTGCATCTCTTCTGGAGATAGCTCGCGCCTCATGCTTTTTGTGAGCGACTTGCTGATCTTGTAGTCTCTGTACTTGTTGTTGGCTATGGCTGAAGCGTTGTCAACGCCCATCCCGCCAGCTCGCATTGCAGAGATGGCTTCCGACCTGGACAGACCAAGCAACATGGCTGCATGGAAATCCTTGTTTGCCTCATCAAACATAATTTTGCGCCTGTTCTGCATCTTCTCGAATTGTTCCCGCACCTCCGCCTCTGAAACATTGCCAACCGCGCCATAGGTTTCGGTAAAGATTCTGCCCACATCGGCCATATTAGTATTGAACCTGGATGCCTTCGATTCCAGTGCCTTTGATATGTTGATGGATTGAGGACGGATACCGAACAGCGCGGACAATTCCTCGGACGGTTTGTAAACACGCCCATATCGAGATACGGATGTGTCGGGTTTTCCCGATAAGGCGTATATAATCCTGCGTATTTGAGATACCGTGGCTGGTTCGTTTTGACGCAGAATGTACGATATATTATCAAGCTGTTGGTCTAAGAATGTATCCTGCGGGTTTCGGATAGTTCTGCCTTCTTGCGTTTTCCCGTAGTACGCAGATATGATGGAATTGGCTAAAATGCTTGGGCCAATATAAGCCTCCGTAAATTCTTTGATTGCACCCAAAATCTTTTCTTCTGGATCTTGGCCAGCAGCCACAGCCTGCAATGGTCCCATAAAGATTTCGTATGGGCTGGTGTAGGATATATCCACATAACCAACATCCTTGCCATCCATCCCAGTAGGCATAAGAGCAGCGTTCTTTTGATATGGGGCAACGAATCTTCTTAACGCATCTGCCTTACGATCATTAAATCCAGTAGCCCACTTTGCAAGCTCAATCAAACCGTAAACCGCAGATGTTCCCGCCAACATTCCTATTAACCTTTGTAACCCGTATCTACGCATACCAGGTGTTTTCATGTCCTCGACTGCATACCTCAGTGTATTGGGCAAAATCCGCAACATCTCTGAAGGCCAAGAAACAAAGTTTCCAATTAAAGGTTGCAGGCGGAAGGCTTTAATAATCCTTGGCACACGCGAGTAGGTTGGCCTTGTGTTTTTGACGCGCTCGGCTGCAATCACTTCTGCGTCTTGGCGTGACAACCCCCTGCCGTCCATTAGTTGCTTGGTTTCATTTTCCCAAGCCATTAGCTTAAATAAGTTGTCTCCAGCTCTGTAAGTCTTATTCAGTGCGCCAAGACCTTTCTTTAAGACATTCGCACTTTTACCCGCCAGCATTTCAGCGTAATCAATCGTAGATCCTTTGTATTGCTGCGCATCTTTGAGCATTTGCGTAAATTCATTAAGAACAGTGTTGTCGTACACGCCAAGCTGTGCCGCGCGGGTTAGGTAGGCTCTGCCCTCTTTGGTATCCATCTTGGGCACGCCAAAGTCGGCCAAGATGGTCTTAATGGGTTTAAGATTACCGCCAAAATTAAAGTTTCCGTTTACCACTTCAATCAACACGTTGGAGATTGGGTTTCTGAATTGAGCCTGCACGCTGCCTACTGTCTTGCCCCATTTCACCCAAGCGTTAGCCATTGAATAAAGTTGAAACGCTGTGCCGCCTTTGTGGAACATCTCAAAGTTTTCTAGCGCATCGACCAAATCCTTCTCTGCATACAATCCATTTAACGGCGAGCGGGTATCCGATCCATCTGCCGCAATCTGAGTTATCGCATTGCCTGTTGGCCTTTCAAAGAACAGCTTATTGGCAACTCCAAAGTCTTTAAGTTTATTTAACATCTCCTGCTTTTGCAGAAGGTCAATCATCCTGCTGGCTGACCGAGCGTAGTTAATAACGGGATCGGTGTATTCGCCCATAAGGAAACGAATCTCTTTGGGAATGTCTAATCGCTTCTTGGTTATGCCAAGGTTCTTGCCTAGCGTGGCGGCATCAATTAACGACTCAAAAGGTTTATCTCGGCCTCCTTCAACATACTGCTTAATCTTGCCCTGTACCTCAGCCTCGGTAACATTGGGGTTAGCGGCTTTCATTTGCGTGCGTACAAAGTTTTCAGCATTGGCATACGCGATTGGATTTCTGCGCTTAACCAATTCGACAGTGTACTTAGGATTTTCCCTGCCCTCGTAAGATCGGGTTAGATACTCTTCCTTGTTTGCCCTGACAATATCAGCCTTGCTTACTCCAGACGGCCCTGGTTCTTCGCTGAACGCGCCAGCCTCAATTAACTGTTCGGAAAGGTTATCCAGCTGTCTGCGCATCTGTGAGGCAATGGGCTGGAAAGGCTCTGGTAGCGTGGTTATGGCGGTGCGTCCGCGCAAGAATCCGTCAAGTTTGTCAGACTGCTCTGGCGTAAGTTTTGCTGTGCCATTTAATGCTTTTGCTGTTCTGCCCAAATCTGCCAGCGTGAAATCAATCTGCTTCAGCATTGCCTGCGTGCGCGATCCTTTGGCTTCCATAATGTCGAACATCTCTTTGGGAAGATTGCCTTCTGTGGTAAGCCACTTCTGCGCTACCTTGGCCGCACCTTCCTGCACATCGGATACAATGAACCCAGCCTCACCAGCCTTGCCACGCATAGGGCGAGGGATGGTTGGAATTTTTTTATTGTTAATTGATTTTACAAAAACATGAGAATCCGTTTTTATGGTTTGCTGGCCATAATTGTCTCCGCCGTCAAGAGTTGGCTCCATTGTGTCTGGGTTAATGTCGATAACTTTTATATTACCTTGTTTTGCCTGCAAGGTATCTCCAACTACAAGGGATTGAGCAGAAATTGGAGTAAGCTCTTTTGATGGAATTAAAACATCTTTGATAAATTTTTTTTGATTTTCAAAGTTTTTGTCAGGAGTTCTTAGTTTCCTTCTTGCATCAAGTGCTTGAGCAATTACAGATCCAAATGTACTTGAGCTTCCGTCTCCAATGCCAAATTGATCGTATGCCATTTGCGCCATTTCATCTAATGCTAACCCTTGTTTTTTATACACTTGCGTTTTTTCATAGAAATCCATTTCTGGCATTGAGTCATATTCAGCTATTTCAGTTTCTCCAGTCAAACGTTTTATGCCAGAACCAGCTTTCTTTCCATATAATTCCAAATTCCTTTTTATGCGAGCAGAGGTTTTTGAAAGTATGCCTCCGTTTTCTTTTATGAAATCTATTACATCATAATCAGCAGGTCTGTATGGAGGTTGGATTATTTCTGCCAAAGCTGATTCTGGATATTCAATTTGATCTTGTGATGGGTTGCTTGCAACCAATCTTTTTTCTTCAAATCTTTTTCCTGCAATATCCATTTCTTCTTCTGGAGTAAGAATTGGCTCTTGCTTTTTTAGATCCTCTATTAAACCCTTACTACCTTGGGGAGATTTTCTAATCCTTTCCTCCATGCTTTTTTCAAGCTCAATAACTTTAGCTGCTTCTTCGGCTGATTTTATTGGCTCATCTGTTCTCCCCCTCAACGCCAGCCTCTCTGTCGTCGGCAACTGCGTCCTTGGCGTGACAATCGGGCCTTCGCGTACAATCTCGCCTTGCAATCCGCGAATATCTGGAATGATGGCTTCACGATTGATGCCCTGGGATTCAATTGTAAATACGTTTGTTTTCGGCACTGGATCATTTAGATCAACCAAGCTTTCCTGCATCGGTGTGATAATTCCCCGCCGTTGCATTGCAGCCGTATCAGCTTGCGTTCCGCGCACGTTCCCGCGCACGCCTGCCTCTGGCAATTGTTCCTGCGGAATTACTGTGGCTTGTCTAATCGGACGCTCTTGGGGTTGTGGCTGAGCAATCTGTATTTCTGTTGATGTTGGTGCTGGTAACGGCTCATAATATGGGCGCACTTCTGTTGGCCTGCCGCCTTCAAGGTCAACCTTGTCCAGTATTCTTCTTCCACCAAGTTGCACTTCGGTACGCTTGGCACGCTCAACTCCAGTGGTTTGCGTCCTTTGTGCTTCATTTAAGATTTGTTGCCAATCGCGCACTTCGTCTGGACTTGCCCTGCCTCCCTTAACCTTGTAATTCAAATCCTTAAACTCTTCAAAATTGTATCCTTTAACCCTAGATCCGCTTCCAAGACCAGCAAAAAGCGCGCCAAATAGAGCGTCCTCGGCAACTGTGCCAGGAGTTACCTCGCTGCCAGTAATAGCCCTAACTCCACTCCCAACAGCCGCGCTGACTCCAGCGGAAGTACCGACTGCTTTGCCAAGTTCTTGTGCTGCTCTCTTTGCGCCCAGCTCTTGGAACAATGTTTTTCCAGCTTGGACTAACTGCTTCGCACCGACCGTACCCATAACAACCTCTGGAGCATACTGACCAGCAACAGCGTAACCTGGTGCAAACTCTCTTGACCTTGCAACTTTGGGCGTGAATTTCTGTAAACCTGCCTCAGCCAATTCTCCGCCAGCTATTGCTCCACCAACGCCTCCGACTATCGCGCCAACTGGACCTCCAACCGCCAGCCCTCCCAATCCTCCACCGATCCCGCCCATAACTGATGCCGAACCCTTAACCAATCCAGCCGTAAGTGCAGCCGCCTTTACATTGGCTGGAACATCAACAGCTTCCTTGTTTACGAAGTCATCAATTTCAGCGTCTTGTTCCGGCGTGTAGTCTGGAAGTGTGGATGCGTACTGCTTGGTTTCCGCCCCCCATTGGCGAGCCAGGTCAACCTGCTCTGGGTAGGTGAGACTTTTGTAATCCTTGGAAGCCTTGATCTCGCTCCACGCCGGAGGCTCTTCTGGTTTGGGTATTGGTTCTGGCTCTACTGGCATACCTGCCAGTTGCCTGATGCGATTGGCTGAAGATAGCTCTAAAGCTTCAGCCATGTTATCTGCCTAATCTTGATTTGATCCAGCTTTGGGCTTTTGGCTCTTCGGATTGCCCGAAGAAATTATTTAATTGATCCTTAATTGCCTTCGGAGTTCTTGGATCTCTCCACATTCTTTCAGCCTGTTCATTGCTATACGATATTGTGCTTAATCCATCCGCGCCAGTCAGCACAACCTTCCCGCCAGTGGATGCCTTTACAAGTTCCTTGCGAACATCTTGGCTTGCCATACGAATTGCTGTGTCTCGGTCAAATCCTTCTGCTTCATAGGTTGCCGCAACTTGCGGGACTTGATTTCTGTAAATCTGACCATAAATGTCTGCGCTGGTTTTGCCAGCTTGACCAGCCAACACTGTTTGCTTTACTCCACCAACATCAACGCTTGCAGTCGGAAGCAAGGATTTCTCGCCAGCAAGGTAATTCTTTGCGGCATCAACTCTTGCCTGCCTTGCTCTGGCTTCAACATCAAGTTGCCCCTGCATCTTTGTTGCCTCAAGTATGCTTGGTCCACCCTTGGCAGTCATCCTCGCGCCCATTTCCTCGCCAATAGGAATCCCTAATTCTTTTTGTTTTTCCTGTTCAAGGAATGCGGCGATGTCGGCAGCTCTGCCAGCTCTTCCAATCGGAGTTGACATTTCCTCCTCTTCTTTTCCTTTTGCTACGCGTTGCCGAAGTTCCTCCAACCTGAGAGCATCCTCCTCAGCCTTCATTGCCTTTGCCTGCTTATAGGCATCGCTCTCAAATAGCGTTAATGGTCCGTATGATACTCTGTCCATAAATTATCCTTATCCAAATTTAAGCGGGCTAAGAAGGCTGCCAATCCCGCCAGCAATCTGTGCAAAATTCTGCGCCCCACTCGGCTGCCTCGAAATCGCACTCACCTGCGCGCCGTAGGTGTTAGACAAGTAATTAGCCTGCGATCCGTAAAGGTTCGTAAACGCATTTTGAAGCTGAACAGGAATCTCCGGGCTTGTTGTCTGATAGAAGTTAGCCGCCGTGGAAGGTTGCTGGTTAAACCCGCCAGGGAGAGGTTGATTGGCTTGGATATACTGCTGCATCGCACCCTGCTGTTGGGCTGTCCTCTGGCCTGCGAGGTTATAGATGGAAGGTCCGCCACCAATAAAGCTGGCGGCTGCACCAAGCCTGTTCTGACGCAATGCGTCACGGAACGCTATGTCAGCTTTAAGCGCATCACCGCTGGACAAGCCAGATCCAAGGAAGCTCTGTGCCGCACCATAACGAGCCAGCTTGCGTTGCTCGCCAGCCGCGCCAATCTGCGCAGCTTCCTGTACGGCTGGTCCAAGGCCAAAAATGTTGCCACGGGCAGTCTGCGCGGCTCGGATGGATTGCTCGTAACCACGCCGTTCTTCCTCGCCAATTGTCGATCCAAGGCGAAGTTGATTAAGAGCCTCATCCTCAATTGTCTGACGCAGTTGTTCGGTTTCTGGCGTGGTTGTTGGTCCGATTGGTTCCGTAGCCATCCTGCGATACTGCTGACCCAGACCAACCGCAGTGCGGTAAGATTCAGGATCAATTTGACGAAGCTGTTGGGCGGCACGCTCTTCGGGTAGCTGTGCATAGGATCTAAATGAGGTAATCTCCTTCAATCCTTCGGGGCTGTCCATCGTGATGGGCGTGAAATTCTTTTGCATATCCTGCGCGCTTGTGACTGCGCTGGTTACGCTCTTCAAGTCATCGTTGAGTTGCTTGATGAAAACTTCGGAAGATGTCCGCCTTGGATCTCCAGAAGGAAGATCGGCAAGAAGTTTGTTGGCCGTGTTGAGTCTTTCCGTGATTCCTGCAATTTGTGCATTGCCACGATCAATAACGCTGTTTAAGCGGGACAGCTTTGAGTTGTTGTAGTCGTCAATAATTTGCTGATCGGAAACCTGGAAGTTTAGCATTGTGCCAAGGTCAGACGATCCGTAGTTACGCCCAGCGGAGAGTTGTGATAAGGCTTGGTTGAAGGCTGGACCCGCAGGACCAGCAGTTCCACTACCAGATTGGTCGCCAGTAAGGGCGCGGATTTGCTCAGATAATGAATTATATGTGTTCTCTCTGCTTGTTGCTTCATTTAATTTCTTGTCAAATTCAAGTCTTAAAGCTCCTAATTTCTTGTCTAGCTTTACCTCGGCAGATGCAGCTTGCGCTTCTTCTAGGCTGCCGTAAGGATAATCCGCAACTCTTTTTAGGTAATCATCTACTTCGGGCGGTGAGGCTTGGTAGCCTAACCTTCTGTCCCTTGATCCTCCATTTCGTGCTGGTGGATTTATTGTCTGGATTTCCCCGTCTGGCGTAACCTTGTATTTTACAAGAGACTTTGAAGGAGCTATATTTAGAAATGGTATTGCGCTCATATTTACGCCTTTAACTCTGGACTACCAATGTTCGTTCCAATCGTACCATAGAAATCAACTGGTCCTGGCTGGCGGTTAAACGCCACATTCTGCTCGACTGAGGCATAAGGCGATGCGCCATAAAGACGCTCAAATTGGCGGGTCATCTGATCGCCTAAGCCACGGTTTAATGCATACGCCTGTGGGCTTTGTTCGTATGCCCTGCGTAACCCTTCCAGCGTCCTTTGCGGACCATATTGGCGTTCCAATTGCATCCCAGCCTGCACGCCTGCCTGTTGATCTAAAGCCGATAGCTGGCGTTCCAAAGAACGCTGTTGGGGCATATACTGAATGCGAAGCTTGTTTTCAAGCTCTGCCATCGCTGGGGCTTTCTCGATGTAGGTATCAATGTTTGTCCTGTACGCAGCAGCATTAGCCTGCGCCACCGCATTCGGATCGGGCGGGGGCGGAGGTGCAGGAATAGAAGGACCGCCACCCATTAGAGTAAAGCCTTTCGCATAAATTTCATATAATCGTAAGTTTTCCTTGTGCCGTTGCGGTTGAAGATTAGGCTCCTGCGGGGGCCAAGTTCGTCCCAAAGGATCGACAGCAGGCGTTTCATAGCCAAACGGCTACGAGTCGTAGATGTACCATCAATTGAGGTCACAGTCAAGTCCACAAAAGCAGTATCTCCGTTTGGTATATGCACATAATGGGCAGGTTCTTGCGAGCCGTCAATTGCCCTGGCAACTGCCACCCCGACAACCTCCTGCCCGTCCTTAACCACTCCAACCAGATTGTTTCGTTCATACCAAGAAAACCATTCCCGAAAGTTGGGCCATCTTGTTTCCGGCACGCCGGAAGCCTCGATAAACTCCATAGCCGTCATATTGTTTGCTGGATCTGGATTGTGTCTGGATTGGCCGCAGCCGTGATCTGGCGTACAGCCATCTTGTTTGCTGGAGTTGAAATCTTGATGTTAAGCAAACGCCACTTCTCGTATGCGCGCAGGTCGTTTGCCAGCTTCTTTTTGACCGATGTTGGAAGAACCGCAGGTAGCACAAATGGCAACGTTAATACCGCGCTTGAGATGTCTATATTGGATTGAATGGTTATGTCACCAGCATCAATATCTCTCTGGATAGCAACAGTAGCATTGTTGGAATAAGAATTGTCGAAGATAACCTCAAAATGACTTCCATACTTTAGAGAGAATGGATCGCCAAAGTTAAAGTCTTTGGTGCGCACGTAAGACTCGTAATCAGTTCCAGCGTCCTGATAATCTGCGGACGTAGTGCCAGCGGGAGACTTGTAGCCAGCATACTTCTGGATGATGCCATTGGTTTTTTTGAACATCGCCCTGGAGCCTTCTTGGTCAAAGTTTGTCAAGGCAAACTGCATAACCTGTGGACTCCAGGTTCCCTCAAATGCTCCTAACGCCGTGTTGTAAACCAAAAGCGTGTCGTTGTAGTCGTTTGCGCCAGTCGGGATGGCAAGGAAGTAGCGGTTATCATAGTAGATTGCCGTGGCAACCCTGATTGCGTCCGTGTTGATGCTCTGGATGACATCCTTGACAACCTCTGAAATGGGTATCCCAACCGAGCTAAAGTCATCCGCCACAGACCGAACAAGCGACCTGATTCCGTTGTCGGAAAGGAACAGAATGTCGCTACTTACCTGCACCGCAGTTCCAGTCGCCACGCATCCCGTGTTGTTTGAAATGATTGAAACAACCCAGTCCGCGCCAGAAGTCGCATCGCTAGGAATGTCAACCTGAAATACCCTGCGCTTTTTGAACACAATCAGCCTGTTCTTGTAGTAAGGCACAACGGCTGTAATTGCATCGCCATCATCGCCGTTGACAACAATGCTGTTCGTTGCGTCCCATACGCTAGGATCTAAAATATCTGAGGCATAAAGAGTATTTCGATTTGCTCCAGTTCCAACGCCAAAAAGCCTGTTCTCGGCGTTGACAATGATTCGAAGGTCGGTTGGCGGGGGACTTGCCGTTGCGGTTGCGGTTGCGCCCGAACCATTCCCGATAATTGTCACGCTGGGCGAGCCTGCGTAGCCAGATCCTCCGTCCACAACCGTAACGCCTGTCACGGCTCCTCCGGCAATTGTCGTGATGAGTTGCGGCATTGTCCCTCCAAGGGAAGGTCCAGTTACAATTGCCGTTGCGGTTGTATACCCGCTGCCTGCGGTTGTGACCGTGATTGCCCTTAGCTTGCCACCCTGCCTTGTCACCGATGTACCATCCCAGAAATGCAGGTCGCTATCGGAATCGCAGAAATACATTTTGTCAACAAACTGGGCAAATGAAACCTCAACATCCTCGGATATGTTGTATCCGTTCCTCCATTGATATGACAAAGAGTTCCAAGTGCTTCCAGCCGTACCCCATAAAACATACGGAGGATGAGCCGTTGTAGATCCGCTTGATTCAATGCTGTAAAATCTTCCGCCAGTCACAGTCAATAATTGCTGGTAGGTTCCAGTCTCAAAGTATCGCATCCCGCCCACTGAGGTCACCGCGCTGGTTGCGCCAGTGGCAAAGCTTGTCGCGCCCACGCGAGTCTCAAGATTACCCTTTGGCGAAAGGGTCATGTTGTACAATTCCTGAACCTGGTTCTCGGCCAGAAGGTCGGATTGCAGACCGCTGGCTTGACCTCCAGTAAAATTGCGTATTCCGTCAAACGACAGAACATCGTCCAAGTTGTCGCTGTAGTAAGGCATAAGCCTCCTTTACGCCGAGAACATTTCTTCTATGGTTAGCTCGCCAAGGCTCTGTGGCGTGATCTGCTTCACCCCTCCAACCTGGCTCAATTCATAATTAGCCATGGCTGCAAGGTCGGCATTGGCGGCCTGCGTTATGGCTTGTGCCTTGGCATACTGCCGTTCACGCTCGAGTGCGTCTGCGTGAGTCAAGGCTAGAACCAAGTGATGAACGTGGGGCAGGCGAAGCTCGTCATCCAAGGCGGCTTGGGATGGGGGAAAATCAACAATAAGATTGGTGCGGGTAAGGCATTTCAGCTTCTCCACAACACGCAATGGGATTGTTCCAGATGTGGCAAGCCTTGGGTAAAGGTTTAGCTGTGCAACGCCACTGCTATTACGGCCAGTAAAATGATAGGTATCTGGGTCGCCAGTACGCGCATCGTCAAGCAAGCCTGGGTCTTGGCTGACAATCGTTGCCAGGTCAATCGGGTCAACCTCTGCATCGTTGTAAGCCACCGAAAGAGGTGTTTCTACATTTGTACCTAAAGTAATAAGACGAGTTGTTCCAACCGAATAGGTAGAATTAGTTACAGTTTCACGCCATGGAGCAAAGTCCCATACTCTCCGATAGGCCAGACTTGCTGCTTTCTGCAAGAAAGTAAGCGTGTCCGAGTCGGTCTTGCCAACCTTCTCGCCTGCATATTGGGCGATTTCAGTTAGAGTCATTTAAGAATATCGGGCCAGACAGATTTAATCTCTTCGGGCGTGTTTCCAACAATCTCGATCTTAGTCACATCGCGCAAAGCTTGTTTTTTAGACGCAATCTCAGCCTGCTTCTCTATGTTGGCAGTTTCAACGGCTTTCATAAATTCAATATCAAGCAATTCAAGAATGCCCTCTCTAGCTCCGCGCCATTTGTTTTTCCAAATTGCTTTGGCCTTTTCTGGATTAATTGTAATCATTCTGTATACTCCCATGCGTTACGGAATGTTGTATCAATAGGAACTTCTGATGCATCAATAATTTTGAATGGCTTTCCATTAGGAACATCTTTTTCTGCAAGTTCCTCAATTGTTTTTCGCCAGTTAGGAGAAGGAATAACCACACAAACACCTCCATCATCGCTAGGATATATAATTCTTTTATTCATATTATGATCCAAAAATTGTTACGCAGGCATGTACTATGTCGCTTACATATCCAGAACCAGAAAAATCGTTTGTACACTGAAGTCTTATTGATGATGTGCTTATTGTGAAATTTGGGCCAACCCCCCATGAGTTCATGTATGCATCAAGAGTTCCATCAAAACCATGTGTTGCAAATGCGTAGCTATTGTTAGACATTGAAGTTGAAAAGCTAATCGTATAGTCTCCAGTAGCATTATATGTTATAGAGCTAACATTGAAATCGTCTCGAATTGACGCTCCTCCAGTTCCATTAAAATTAACCCAAGCCTTTGCAGTTCGTTTTGCTACGTTGTCAGCTTCAGTTGCTGAAGTGGAAAGTTTTGCAAATGTGATTGATCCATCTGCTGGAGTTGATGAGAAAGTTCCAGTTGTGGCTGATGTAATTCTTCCTTTCGCATCAACAGTTAAAAATGGGATTGCTGTTACGCTTCCGTAAGTTCCAGCCGTTGCTCCGCTTGTGGCAAGAGTGGCCGTACCTTGGCTAATCGTAAAATCACCAGCGAGAGTTGTGGAGAGATTTGAAATCGTTCCAGTTGTGCTTCTAAGCGTTCCGATTGTTCCAATTGTACTATTTAATGTTGCGATTGTTCCACTTGTAATTATCCCTGCCGTAGCAGTAGTAGTTCCAGCGGTAAGGGTTGGAATAACCGCAGTCGTGATTGTTCCGTTAGTAATGAATCCAGCAGTTGATGTCGTAGTCCCAGCAGTAAGCACTGGGATTGTTGCTGTGGATATTGTGGCAGTTGTACTAACCGTATTATTTCCAGTTGCCGTGCTGTACGCAATATATCCAGATAGATTAATGTTTGAAAATGTTCCAGAAGAAAGTCCGTCATCAAGCAAGTTTTGTACTGTAACTTTTCTTGGAGCTAGAGATGCGTCAACGCTGTCTGGAGCAATGAGAAGCAAGTCAGCCGTACCAATGGTTGTGATCTCTTGCTGGTTCTTGATGATCGCAGAATTGACAAGCGCGGTATCAATTAGGTTATGCAGGCCAGCAGCAGTAACCGTGCCATTGGTAGAGAAGGTCTGCTGACGATTGATTATATTTGCCATATTAAGCTGTTGTCCTTAGTGCAAGGGCAGAAACTGTGCCAGCGGTTATTGTTGAGAGAGTTGTAGTTGAGTTATATAAATTATATCTTGCGACATCGTTTGATACTACTGAGAATGATGCCGTTGGATAGCCACCAGAAGTGGTAAGATTTGTTTGCCCAATTACGATGTCACCAGCAACAAGTCCAGACATTGCAAATGTTCCAGTTGAATTTGAATTTGTAGCAGTCATTGTGCCAAGGGTTGCTGCTGTGACTGCTCCAGATCCAAGGCTGGCCTGGATTATGCTAGGACCAGTTGAACCAAGTCGAAGTGTTCCAGTAGTTGTTCTCCCACTAACAGCAAGAGTTCCAATCGTGGACGTATTTACTGCCTCAGTACCAATCGTAGCCGTTCCAGTTGAAGCAGTAATGCTTGTCCCAAAAGTAACAGCACCAGTAAGAATTGATGCTCCATCGACAGCAAGCGATCCAGTGCTTTTTACGCCAGTAGTAGATAGCGATAAAGCTGAAGACGTGTCATCTCCATCGGTAATAACCTGCAAAGTCCCATCAAGACCACCAAGTCCAAATGTCTTGATTAGCTGTGCATAGCTACTGCTGATTGTCTGTGTTCCAAGTGTGGGCATTTAGTCTCCTAGTTAGAAAGGCGGTTTTTTAGGACATCCCAGGCCATCGAGCAAACAAGCCCTATCAGCCCAGCTACAGCCAGAACCTTCGTCCGCAGGTGTTCCAGCGCACTTAATCTATTAGCAACATCCCCGTGGAAAGCAAGTGACCTTTCGACCATGGCGTAAAGTTGAACTTGACGCTCTTCCATCCTGGCCAGCCTCTCCGACTGGATGGCAATACGATCTTTAAGATCCGAAATTTCATCAAAACTCACGACCCTTGCCCTCCAGGTACTTCAAAGCCACGGCCAGATGGACAACGGCATCCACTACCTCGTCCCGATTCCGGCCTTCCTCCACTATGCGTTTGATGCTTCTGTTGACGGACAGGAGATGCTTTACCTTCCCGATATACTTGGTTTCCTTGACCATGTTGTTGTTCTCCACGGCAAACTTTAACGCCTCTTTGAAACAGGCGTACTCCTGCGTTGTCATCAAGAAACGCAAACTCAAACTGGTTAGCCAGATGGCGAGACATTTCATTTTGCTTTCCCCGCATCCTCGGCAGCCCCCATATCGGAATAGCGTGGCAGGGCGTTTTGCTCCGCTGGCTTGGGCGAGCAAGAACAGAACAATAGAGCTACAAATAGAAGTGGCATTTTAATAAATTGCGTATTTTGTGTTTAGATATTCCTCGACTTGTATCCGTTCTGAGTTTGTCAGAACTTGATCATAAACAACAATTTCAGCCATTTGCATTTCAACAGTAGTAGTTTCGCCACCTCCCCATCTTCCAAGAAGATAATTCCCAGCGGGCGTTATTTCTCCGCAATAGTCACTAGCATCTTGAGAACTATTTAAGTACAATGTTCCAGTATCATTATTAACAGTTACTCCAAATAGATATGTTTGGTCGTTGTTTGTTAATGAAGAGGAACTTAAATCTGACCCATTATATATTCTGTATCCACTGTCCAGATTAAAGCCTCTATAAAAAGTTAAATTATCTACATCTGAAAATTGTTGAAAAATTACTGAAATATCTCTTGTTGAAGAAAATCTTGCTACACACATAATTGTTGCAAACGGCGATGTTATCAATTCGTTCCCAGTAAAATATCCCCCAGCAAAATCTACGAATGTTTTTCCGCTTACTGTGCTTAGTGTCGGAGTTTCCGTGGCCGTTGCATTATTTCCAAGCCCACTTTGGTCTGCCCATGATGTTACGACTCCACCGCTTTCTGTCACCCCCGCATCGGCCTTTAGCCAGAGCTTTAATCCAGAGATGTCTGTGGGAGAAAAAGCAGGAGGAACCGTTGAGACGGGTGCAGAGAAAAAGCCCCGCCTGTTTAGGATTCCGCTGGACTGAAAAAATCCCATAACCTACGCTACCCAGCCATCGCCGAAGAAGCCCACTTAGCCTTGCCTTCCGATTAGCTGAGCTGTCCCGGTGCTGGTGATCCCGACAATCGCACCAGTAGGGACAAAACTGCCCTCAAACGTGATGCCTTGGCCGCTGGTTAGCTGGATGCCGTTGGCGGCTGTGGCCGTGCCGTTTGTATCAATAAACGCCGTCCCACTTGTGCATTGCACAAGCAGGTAGTTGCGGGTGGAATTGGTGGCGAATAGGGTGCCGTTAGTCGTGCCAGCGGTAAGAGTTCCAGTGGTTGTGGTTCCGCGAATCGGAGGAATCCCATCAGCCACATCTGCCTGAAGCGTGGTAAGCAAAGCCTCAATCCCTGTGAGATTGGCGTTAATCGACATGGTCCCGCCAGAAAGCGGTCCCAGGCTCTCAATAATTGTGTTCCACTGGCGGCCCATATATTTGTCCTTTTTAGTTTAACACGCTAGGGTTGGTTCATCAAGCGGCGGTGATTGTGATGGCAGGAGACCAGCCAGAGGTTGGAATAATTGCTGGGTTTGTAGATGAGTTGAATGAATATATAGTTCCTGGATCATTGTAAATCCCAAGCGTCCATTGGTTATCTGGGTAATCTCCGTTGAAATTCGTGTTGCCTGGAGAAGTTAAATAAAAAAGACCTTTGTAATAATTATATGTTCCTGCAACTGGTGCAGGTGTGTAGGTGCTAGATGCTGTTGATCTGGTGTAAGTGCCGTCCGCACTGTCAGCTCCATTAATAATGATGGAAGGCGTTGATGCGACAACAATCCCGCTGGGGGCGGCTCCACCAAAAGGCAGTTTTCTTCCGTTGTTTAGTCCTATGTTAAGACTTAGCGATGGCATAAAATCACAATGCAATCACACGCCAAGGAGTTGA